ACTTCGGACTAGACCTTATATAGGTCACTTCATAAACCCAGCTATATAGCAAATTAGATTAAGGGGGCCAAATGGCAATTAAATTTAAACCGAAAAGAACCACCACCTCTAGCAATGTACCTAGTACAGCTAACCTAGAGGCAGGTGAAATCGCTATTAACTTAGCGGACAAGAAACTATTCGTTCGAGATACTTCTAATAATATTTTAGAATTAACGACTCGAAATGTAAATTCCTTAGACGATGTTAACGTTACTGGTTTATCAAATAATCAAGTACTACAGTATAATAGCTCAAACAGCCAGTGGGAGAATACAACTCTTACAAATGTTTGGTCTAATAGTGGTACTTTTATTTATAATACGTCGACCGTTGGAATTGGTACAGACACACCGAATACAGACTATAAATTAGATGTAGCCGGTACAGTTAATTGTACTACTCTATATGTAGGTGGAGTACAAGTAGATGGAGGTAATCCCCCATTTTTACTTACTCAACCTATTATTACGGCAAACTACACCGTTGCTGATAACTTCAATGCTAGTTCTTCTGGCACTGTAGATGTTGCAACAGGAATAACAGTTAATGTAGGCACGGATGCTTACTTATCAATATCATAAGGAATAAAAAATTATGTCTACTTTAAAAGTAAATACTATAGATTCACACTCCGGCAGTGTACTGACTTTTGACAGTACCGCTGACATATTAGTAGCTAGCGCTACTAGTTCAACAAGTACTACTACTGGTGCCTTAAAGGTAACTGGTGGTATTTCTACACAAGAAAATTTATATGTCGGAGGTAACGCAGTTATCACTGGCACAATGACCGCAAATGGCGGCACAATTACATTAGGTGATGCTGGTACGGATAACGTAACTATTGGGGGAGAACTTAACTCCGATATTATCCCTGATGTTACTAATACGTACGATCTAGGTTCTTCTTCTAAGAAGTGGGCTGAGATTCATGCAACTGACTTTACAGGTGATTTAGCTGGTAATGTAACCGGTAATGTAACCGGTAATGTAACCGGTAATACTTCGGGTTCAGCAGGATCTTGTACAGGAAACTCTGCTACAGCAACTGCTTGGGCAACTGCCAGAACTTTAGAGTTAACAGGTGCTGTAACTGGCTCTGCTTCTGTAGATGGTTCAGGAAACGTATATATTGGAACGACAGCAACTGCTGATCCTACCATTACTCTAGCAGGCGCTGTAACGGGTGTAGGTACACTTACTAACTTAGGTGATGTAACTATTACTACAACAGCAACAGCAGACCCTACGCTAACATTAAGTGGAGACGTAACTGGTTCTGCTACGTTTACTAATTTAGGTAATGCTAACTTAGCAGTTACAGTTGGTAATGATAGTCATACTCATGCCTATAGTAACTTAACTGGTACTCCTGCTACATTTGTACCGACTACAGAGAATGTACAAGATATTGCAGGTGCTATGTTTAGTGGCAACACTGAAAGTGGTGTTACAGCAACTTATATAGATTCGGACGGTACTATAGACTTAAATGTCAATGACCCTGTTATTACTTTAACAGGTGATGTTACTGGTTCAGCAACAATGTCTAATTTAGGCGATGTAACTATTGTAGCTTCAACAACTTCTGATCCAACTATTACACTAGCAGGCGACTTAAGTGGTTCAGTTACTTTAACAAATTTAAGTAATGGTACACTAACTGCTACTGTAGCAGATGATTCACACAATCATGTTATTAGTAATGTAGATGGTTTACAAACGGCTTTAGATGCTAAGACTACTCCAGGATATGTAGATACACAAATTACTAATCTAATTGGTGGTGCTCCTGGTACGTTGAATACACTCAACGAACTAGCGGAGGCAATTAATGATGATGCATCTTATGCTTCAACATTAACTACTTCTCTAGCAACTAAAACTGCTAAGACATCTAGTCAGTCTCTAAGTACTGCATCAAATGCAATGACTATTAGTGGGCATACAATTACGTTAAATCGTGGTGACGGATCTACTGACACAGTTACAGTTCCTGATAACAATACTACTTATTCAGTTCAGGACGGGCAGTTATCACAAAAGAACTTTACTACAGCGGATAATACTAAGCTAGATGGTATTGAAGCAGGTGCTACAGCAGACCAAACTAATGCACAAATTAAGACTGCATATGAAGCTAACGCTGACACTAATGAATTCTCAGATGCAGAACAAACTAAGCTAGCGGGTATTGAAGCTGCAGCAGACGTTACAGATACTGCAAATGTTGTGGACTCTTTAACAGCAGGTACTAACGTAGCTATAGCAGCCAACGGTACTATTAGTTCTACAGATACTACTTATTCAGTAGGCAACGGTGGTCTAACGCAGATTAACTTTACTACAGCGGATAATACTAAGCTAGACGGTATTGAAGCTTCTGCAGACGTTACAGATACTACAAATGTTGTAGCTTCTTTAACAGCAGGTACTAACGTAGCTATAGCAGCCAACGGTACTATTAGTTCTACAGATACTAATACTACTTACTCAGTAGGCGATGGTGGACTAACGCAGAAGAACTTTACTTCAGCAGACAACACTAAGCTAGATGGTATCGAAGCAGGTGCTACAGCGGATCAAACAAGTGAAGAAATTCAAGATATTGTTGGTGCAATGGTTAGTGGAAACAGTGAATCTGGTATTACAGTAACGTATCAAGATACTGATGGCACTTTAGATTTTGCAGTAACGTCTGATCCTACTCTAACATTAAGTGGTGATGCGTCTGGTTCTGCTACGTTTACTAACTTAGGTAATGCTACATTATCAGTTACAGTTGCAGATGATTCACATAACCACGTTATTAGTAACGTTGATGGATTGCAAACAGCATTAGATGCTAAGACAACTCCAGGATATGTAGATGGTCAAATTGCTGCTTTAGTAGGTTCAGCTACACCTGCAGCACTTAACACTCTCCAAGAGTTAGCTGATGCTTTAGGCGATGACGCTAACTATGCAGCTACAATTACAACTGCATTGGCAACTAAAACTGCTAAGACATCTAGTCAGTCTCTAAGTACTGCTGCGAATGCAATGACTATTAGTGGACACACTATTACGCTTGGGCGTGGTGATGGTACTACTGATACAGTTACAGTTCCTGATAATAATACTACTTACTCAGTAGGCAACGGTGGATTAACGCAAGTTAACTTTACTACAGCTGATAACACTAAACTAGATAGCATTGCTTCTAGTGCTACTAATGTAACTAATAACAACCAAATCTCTAACGGAGCAGGTTATGTTACATCTTCTGGTAATACTATTATCGGTACAGATTCTGATGTAAATACTTCGGGTGCTACTATTATTGATAATATGTACATGACTGATGGTGTTATTACTTCGCACGGTACTAGAGTACTAACACTTGCTAACTTAGGTTACACAGGTGCTACAAACGCTAACTATATTACTAATAATAATCAGTTGACTAATGGTGCTGGGTATGTTACATCTTCTGGTAATACTATTATCGGTACAGATTCTGATATTAATACATCAGGTTCTACTATAGTTGATAATATTTATGTCACAGACGGTGTTATCACTTCAATGGGCACTAGAGTACTAACACTTGCTAACTTAGGTTACACAGGTGCTACAAACGCTAACTACATTACTAATAATAATCAGTTGACTAATGGTGCGGGTTACATTACTGGGTATACGGATACTAACACTACTTACTCTGCTGATGGAAACTACGGTATGTACTTGAGTGGCACTACTATCCGTCTTGAGAACGATAGACGTAGAAACTCTACTGGAGAAGACGTATGGTCTGGTAACACACATGACTACGTTATGTACGACGCTTCTCACGGTATTAGATGGTGGACAGCTGGTTCAGAAGAGATGCGTCTTGAAAACGATGGCGACTTGCATGTAGATGGCCAAGTAGTTGCTTACTCTGGTACAGTATCAGATCAGAAATTAAAGACGGGTATTACTACAGTTACAGATGCTTTAAATAAAGTAGCTCAACTTAACGGCGTAGAGTTTACGTATAAGAAAGATGGTAGACGTTCTGCTGGTGTTATAGCGCAAGACGTTGAGAAAGTACTACCAAGTGCTGTAACCGAGAAGGAAATGCCTTTTGAAAAAGGTACAGGAAAATTTAAAGTAGTTGAGTACGATGCTCTAAACGCTTTATTAATTGAAGCAATCAAAGAGCTTCGCGAAGAAGTTAATATTCTTAAAGGAGAAAAATAATGGCAGTAACATTAACAAGCACGGGCATAACATTTTCGGATGGTAATAGTCAGAATACCCAGGCATCTGGTGGAATGGGAGGAGTAGATACTTTTTACAACTCTGGTACATGGACCAGACCTTCAGGAGTTACAACAGTATACGCTACAGTAGTAGGCGGAGGCGGCGGAGGCGGCGGAGGCCAAGGTAACTACGGCGGTGCTGGTGGTGGCGGTGCAGGCGCACAGCTATGGGGCACGAAGACCGTAAACGGAAATCAAGCTGTAACTGTAGGTAACGGCGGAGCTTCCGGTTATATTAGAACCGGTTGTTATTCACCTTACCAAACTGACGGCACACCTGGTGGATCTTCTAGTTTCAGTGGAAATACATCTAATGGCGGAGGCGGTGGTACTAAAGGCACTTGCTATTCAAACGCTGCTTTCAACGGCGGAGGAGGCGGAAGCTCTAATGGAGGTGTCTCTGGTGAGACTGGCGCGCCTTCATGGAAACAGAGTGGCAGAAAAGCGGGTACTCCTGGCGGCACATCAGGATTTGGTGGACCGGGTAAAGGTGGTTTTTCCGGCGGCGCAGGCAAGAAAGGAGTGGTTATTATAACCTATTAAGGAAAATATTATGACAAATTATTTAGCAATAAACGAAACAGGGTTGGCCGTATCTGGTATATGGGCAATAGATTCTGTTCTAAAAGAGGGATTATCTTTAGTAGGAATACCTGACGCACCCACTGAGAGTGTTCTAGTAGAGGATCCGCAACCTACTATAGGGTGGACTTGGGATGGATCCGAATGGCTTCAACCTGATATGAGCATAGATGAGCTACGCGATAGTAGGAATGAGAAGTTATCCGGTACAGATTGGATAGTACAAAGACATTCAGAGGAGTCTGTAAAGACTTTAACAGACGCAAAGTATGCGGAGTGGTTAGCATATAGAGGCGCTTTAAGAGACATTACTACTGAGTACAGCCCCTTACCGGGCGGTCCTAGTTTCCCTGTAAAACCTTAAGACGATAAAAAACCCTAATACCGTTAATAAAGTATTAGGGTTTTTTATCGTCTTAACTTCTTTTCCAGACCCAATCGTCTTTACAGCGATCAGTAAGCCAATCATCAAGCTTGGCTAAATAGAAACCTTCCGAGTAGTAAAGGTGTCTGTAGTCGTTAACTGGTTCTTGTAAAAATGCACAGAACCACTTACTCCTATCAAACTTGAAAACGAGTAAAGGGTGTTCAGCTTCATTCTCTCTCTGCTCTCTTACAGTCTGCCCCCACCATTCAACTATTTGAGGAGTTTTACCGGTTAGTAACCTACTGTTAAGGTGGTCATCTTTATAGTGCTTTACTTCAACACTATACTTCATAAGCTCCTTAGGGATGTAAACGTCCCCCTTAAGTCCGTGCTTAGCATCAAGTGCCCCAGATAGAGGAATTCTCTCCCAATTCCAACCTGTTTCCTTCCTTAAAACTACACACAAGGCCGACTCGGCCCTGCTTCCTTTAGCTTTACTCTTATTAGCTACTGCCATTCTAACCTCGACGTCTTTTTCTCTTTAATAACATTTATCTTACTAAGTAAAGGGTGGGACCAACCATGGGATACTAAGAAAGTATTAAGGTCGTGCTCCTTTAATAGTACTTCAATAAGCTTCTCCCTACCTTCATCATCAAGAACCCCGATTACTTCATCTAAGAATAATACATTTATTCTAGACTTGGATAGGGTACTCATTAATTTTCTTATAGCTAATAGTGTCGAAGTATTAACTCTTGCTAATTCACCACTACTTAGAGCAAGAATATCAATATCTCTACCCTCATCGGATATAACAACATTTAACTTATCATTACTAACAACAAATTCTAGCCCGAATCTTCCGTCAGATAGTTCAGCAAGATACTGGTTAACTAAATCTTCTAAATCCTTTACTAAATTTTCAATTTTGTACGCTACTAAACCATTAGTACTAAAGGCTTTCTTTAATACTTCTAAATTAGCATATACATCATTGGTTTTCCTTAGTTTAGATTCTTCAGTAAGTAACTTTAGTTTAAACTCTTTTACTTGTTTGACTAAGTAGTCTAGTTCAGTATTAAATTTTGTAATTTCATTATTTTGAGATGATATATCCCTAATCTCAGTTTGTTTTTTAGAAATTTCGATAGTAAATTTATTAATTTCTTCTTCTAATTCTAACTTATCTTCGGTAGTGCGGGGCAGCTTATTATCTATTAAAGTAGATAGCTTTTCAAATTTTTCAATAGTTGATTGATGTTTTGTATAGTCTTGAAGTTGTTTCTTTAGATTAATTACAAGATTTTCTACTTCGCCCTTCCTTTTAGTACTTATTGATACTGTACTTCTTTGCTCGTCTACCAGTTCTTCTGTTTTATTAGAATCAATATCTTGCAAACAAGTAGGACAACTGTCCCCCAAACTTTCGATTTTACGTAATACTGCGTTTGCTTGAGCAATAATAGTTTTTAAAGACGTAAACTCCTCATTTAATTCTACAATGCCTTCGGGCATCTCAACTTCTCTAGTTAATTCATTAGCGCTAAGTTCAGATAATTGACTTTTGTATTGATTATTAATATTAATCTTACTATTAATCTCTAGTATGTTATCAAGTTTTGACTTTACTAGAGCTCTTTCTGAGATTATGTTTTCTGGAGCTTCTGGTACTTCTATTAAAGGTTTTTTCGTAGTACTTTTTATAGGGTTAGTAGATATCCAACTATTAATAGTTTCTATACTACCCCTAGTTTCAGATACTTCATTAGACGCTTCCTTATGTGCAGTTTTAAAGTTATCAAATAAAGTCAAGTAGTTATCTAAATTCAGTAGTTCAATAAGGAATTTTTTTCTGTTAGTATCTGTAGCAGTTAAAAACTGTAGAGAACTAGTAGTGCTTTGGTATACTAATTGACTAAAGGTTTTGAAATCCATACCTAGTACATTCTGTATAGATTTGAAAGTATTAGTAGCAGTATGTGATGATATATCTTCTCCATCACATATTAAAACTACTTTAATACTAGAAGTTCTATCTACTGATATACTATACTCTCTATCATCTACGCTAAAGTCTAGAGATATACTGTACCCCTTGGAGTCACTATTTCTATTAACAATATCTACTTTCTTAATGCCTTTAGAGTTCTTATTAAAAAGAGCCTCTTCAATTAGTAAAGGAATAGAACTCTTCCCCGTACCATTAGTACCTACTAACTGTACTATTAGGTCTTTTTCTAAGTCCAGGCTATTATCATTTCCATACGAAAAACAATTAGACCATTTCAACCTTTTAAGTATAATCATGAAATACTCCTAAAACTTCTTTAACTTTCTTTTCATTTAATCCCATAATATATTGTAAGTATTCTGATAATTCATCTTCTAAAGTCATATCAGAGGTTAAAATAAGTGCTGAATCATTATGTCTTTTAATAAGTTTTTTATCTAATAACTCATTATCTTTATCTACTTTTACTAAGTCACTAACATCTCCTTCTAATTCATATATTGTATGATGATAGTTAGTCTTAATCATTTGATCTGGGTGACTAACAGTTTGCCTAATAAGCTGAGGTAACTTTAGTTTCATCCAAGACCAGTCCATAGTCTTACTATCGAATAATAGTACTCCTGTATCTACAGGGTTTCTATGAAAGGAGGTGGTGACAGGACTACCAGGGTATACTATATTTCGTTGAGAGTTGGTATGAGAATGTAAGTCTCCTGCTATAACTAGCTCCCACTCGTCTAACTTTCTCAAATCTATCTCTGGTTGTACGTGCGGTGGTATTTCTCCTCTAACATGTGTAAATAAAGTTCTACCACTAAAATCCTTAGGGTCGAACTCTTTTAACTTATTATAAGGGATAAAATCCATATCCTCTAGTTTATAATAGTCATCTATAATTTCCACTAAAGGGTTGATGGATTTAGTCACATCCTTTAAGTTTGTTAAAAAGGTAGTGTTTTTCTTTAATGCTTCATGGTTGCCAGGGTAGATAATAGTTTTTATACCGATATCCCTAATGTACTTGAAGTATAGGCTTAACTCATCAAGAGTAGGCATCCTATCAAATAGGTCTCCACCGATAACGTGTAAGTCTGCCGTCTTCTCCAACTTGTACAGTTCACTGAACATTAATTCATATCTATTAGTCGCCCACTCTCGTGGTACACTCTTCTGACCTAACTTGATGTGCCAATCTGCTGTAAATAAAATTTTCATTGGTTATTTCCTTATGCGATAAAAAAGCCCCAGTTACGGGGCTCTCCTTTTACTACTTAATTATAGTAGTTCAGTAACTTCTTCTGCAACTTCCGCTGGTATATTAGTTGGACTAACATTCTCTAGAATTCTGGTTTCAATGAACTCCTTCTGTTGGTCTGCTGATGGGCGACTAATAACATCGTCAATATTAGGTAGCTCTTTAATAGCTTCCATTTCAGAGTCATCTAAAGCGCGTACTTTACACTTTAATACTTGTAAAGTATACTCTACATTAAACGGTAGTGGGCCGGTCTTTTGCTTCTTGAAAGCTAAGTCCCAACCAGTTGTTGTATCTGTAGGGTCACCTAAATCTTCCGCTGCAACCATTACTGCTTCAAATAGTTTCTTTTTAAGGTTTAGTACTTTAACCTTACCATCGTCTGGGTCAATACACTGTACTGCGTACGCCCATGAGCATTTCATGTCTGTATGGTAGTGTCTTACCCAATCCTTCTCAATATTTGTAAATTGTTCTTTATCTCTATCAAACCCTAAGCATTCCATAGGAACGCGCTTACCATCTGCTGTTGTTACCCAATAAACATATCTAGGAAGAACATCTCCTACTATGCGAACAACATTGTTGCCTTCTTTATATGTGTATGCGTCTACTGAAGACTTCTTTGCTTTACCTGTTACATTGCCAAATTTAATTGCCATATTCTTTTTCCTCGTAATAAAATGTTATATTATCTTGCTCATCAAGTTCTAATAAAGGATTGTCCTCTATATCTTTCCGAGTTATCTCTGTGTATCTATATGGTAGGGTTGTTACCCCCTGCCACTTATAATCTAAGTAATTTCTATAACTTGCTAGTTCCATATAGGCAACCATCTGTTCTAGAGTTACTTGAAGTTTATTCTTAAATATCGCTTTAGGATTTAGTAAAAAACTATCTCCGGTTATATCTTGTCCGTAAAACTTGTTTAAACTTTTATTCTTTTTAGGCATTTTAATACTATAGGTATAGATAACCATAAACCTTATTGTATTTTTTGTATTGCCCTTGCTAAGTTTAAGCACCTTTTCCCAGTCGTAAAATATCAACTTAAATCTCCATTTTAGAATATATATTATACCAATATTTAACCAGTTTGTCAAGTATTATTTTTTCATAGTTAAAATATTCTACCATTAGCCCAGTGCCATCGCTTATCTAATGCATCTAGTCTTCTTAACATATAGTAGTCAATCTGTAACATATCCATAATCCTGGTTTTTAAGGTAGGATGATTGTCAAGTACAGCTGCTAAAATACCCCGATGGTCACTAACTCCAGTATTCTCACCCCCTTCGGATATTTCTACCTTAGGGAAGTGTATAGCACAGAAAGCATCCAGGTCATTGACGTCTACATATATATCTATCATTGGATCTAGTAAGTAGGTTGTCTGAAGCATGGAGTGCCTTACAGTACCTCTACCCCTAAATTCGATGTTTGATAGTCCGAATATATAGTCCTCTAACCCCTTTCCTTTCAAAATTTTAAGTATAGTAGCGACAGATACATCCAATCCTACGTACTTTAGATCATATGATAGTGCGTCTATAAATCTATCATATGGATCTCGTAGTACTGTCCAGATAACTCTATCAGCATCAATGCTATCTATAGTAGTGTCGGACTCTATACACTTACGTACTGTACTACTACCACTTTTATGTATATTTATATATCTAAACTCCGGATGTTCCCATATTTCTACATTTTGAAGGATAGTGTTGCTAAATGTTACTTCTTTCATTAGTTACCTCCTGCTACTACTTTTATATCGTAGCCTTGTTTAATATATACTGCTGAACGCGCTTTAGCTTGTCGTGCAGCAGTATTGCCCTTTAAGTGTATATCTATTACTACGGGTTGTATCTTACCTTCCATTTTCCTAATAACTCTACCTATTAGCTGGGTTAATAGAGGCTCATTATTGATTGGAGTACCCAAAATGAGGCAACTAAGCTCATTAACTGAAATACCCTCACTAAAGATGCTTTGTGACCCGTATAGGATATCTGCTTCTCCATTTCTAATCTTGTTCAACTCTTCATCTCTTTGTTCATGTGGTAGCTCTCCTGTAATACATATTGCATTATTTCCGGTTAGGTCGGCGCACCTGTTCAAAAATTGGACCCTATCACTTA